TCATCACTCCCGAGCAGCTCCAGGAAGCCGGTCTCCTTCCAGGGGGCTCCATGGCTCAGGATATGGGGAACCGTCAGGGCGGGCTCCAGATGGGCGGGAGTCTCCAGGACAACTTCGCATCAGGCCGGCCGCCCATGTCCCCCATGATCTCATCGGTCCCTCAACTGGATCGGCCATGATCGACGAAGTGGAAACGCCTCCCGAAGCCGTCCTGGTCTCTCAGCAGTGCGAACACTGCGGACAGGTGAAGCCAGCAACGAAGAGGTATTTCCCTTGCAGGGTTGGGGCATCAACCTCTTTCCAGCGGACCTGCCGGAAGTGCAAGGTTGTCGTTGCCCGCGAGAAGAAGCTGGCAGAGATTGAGGCCGGTGCGGTTGACAACTTCATCGAGATTTCTGGCCGGGGCGGATCAAAGATTCCGCACACGGCCGAGCTTCTGGAGAACATTCTCCACTACTTCGGCGGGACCAGCGGCTTTGCCAGCATCGTCCTGAAGCAGTATTTCGAGAGTCCTCCAGGGGGCAGGGTTCGCAACTCAATCATCGAAATGGTCGTAAGGCTCGCAGCCAAGAACACCGAGCAGGGTGGGGCCAAGAAGCCAATCCAGCTCTACAGCGAAGAGGAACTGGAAGGCGAAATCAACAACAGGCTTCAGCAGGCAGTCTTGCTGTACGGAGGGAAGAGGTACATTGATGTTACCGAAGAAAAACCCGGGGAGGAAGACATCGACACCGCTGCCTTCGACGGCCCCCTTGGCGGGAATCTCGTCCTTTCAGATGGACGAACTAAGGACATTGCAGGGAGAATTGAGCGAGAGGCGCATCGAAGCCTTGCGGCTCTACAGGCCGACCCCCAAGCAGATGGAATACCACCAGTGCATGGCGAGTGAGGTTCTGGTTATCGGGGGGAATCGGAGCGGAAAGAGCCTTTGCACCTTCGTGGAAGACGCATGGGCCGCCACCGGAACGCACCCAGTTGAGGGCAAGTACCCGAAAGAAGGCGGAAACCTGGTGGTCGTTGGGGCCAACTGGAAGCACATTGGCATGGTCGTGGTTCCGTACCTGTTCCGGGCAGGGTCATTCAGGATCATCAGGGACCTGGCAACAAAGAAGTGGCGGGCCTACGATCCAATTCAGGATGCCGCCAGGCTGAAGGAGGCAAAGCCAGCACCGCCTCTCATTCCTCCAAGAATGATAAAGAAAATGTCCTGGGTTCTGAAGTCTGCCCGTTACCTGAACTCCTGTGAACTGGTGAACGGCTGGACAATCTACTGCTTCTCCTCCGAGGGCGACCCCCCGCAAGGCTTTCCGGCCGACCTCATCCATATCGACGAGGACTTGTCCAACGAGAACTGGGTGTCAGAAATGCAGGCCAGACTTGCTGACCGGAAGGGAAGGCTGGGCTGGTCGGCCATGCCTCACAGCAAGAACGAGGCACTCATAGGCATGAATGAGCGGGCCGAGAAGGCTGAGGAATCCGGCGACACCAAGGACATCCGCCGGTTCGTCCTGCGATTCCTGGACAATCCGCACATCGACGATGACGAGAAGCGGAAGAACATTGAGCGGTGGTCGGCGATCGGAGAAGACGTTCTCCGGCAGCGGGCCGAGGGCGAGTTCATCAAGGACTCCTTCCTGGTGTACCCAAACTTCAACCTGCCCATTCACGGCTTCGACCGGTCTTCCCTGGAGGCTGGAGTCATTCCGCCAGACTGGTGCCGGTACGCGATCATTGACCCTGGCCATGCGGTGACTGCGGTGGCTTTCGCGGCAATTCCACCATCTTCTGACCGCGTGATCCTGTACGACGAGCTGTATATCCGCAACTGCAACGCAGTGATCTTTGGGCAAGAGTTCAGCCGCAAGGTGATGGGACAGGATTTCTACGCATTCCTCATCGACTCGCATGGCGCAAGGCTGACGGACATAGGCTCCGGCAGGAGTGCCCAGGACCAGTACACGGAGCAGCTCGCCAAGCTCGGGGTCCGCTCAAGGATGACCGGCTCTTCGTTTATCCCCGGCTGTGACGACATTCAGGCCGGGCTGCACGCCGTCCGGACCATGCTTCACATCCGGCCCGACGGCACTCCCCGGCTCAGGGTTCTCCGGGGAGCAATGCCGAACCTTGAGCGTGAGATGAAGCGGTACAAAAAGAAGGTCATTCAGGTTGCTGGCACCGCAATCATCACGGATGCCCCAAACAAGCAGGGCGAGTTCCACCTTGTGGACTGCCTGCGATACCTGTGTGCCTACGACCCCCAGTACCACGCGCCAGTCAAGGCAGCGGCAGAAGAGCCGTGGTGGGTGAAGTGGCAGGAAAACAGGAACAAGAACAAGCCAAAGGGGGTAGTTCTTGCCCCAGCCTCATACACTGAATCATGGGTGGCGTGATTCACCAAGACACGATAGCATGGCCCTGTCCCATTCCTGGAGGAAACTGCGATGAGCAATGAAAATGAAGTAGCCTACGAACTGCCCGAGCTTTCTGTTGGCGACATGGTGCGGTGGTATTCGGACCCGCACAACCACCAAGACCCCGCCATGGGCTGGATATGCAAGCGTCCTGGCCTTCGGGTTGCGACCATCCTGATCTGGGCCGACGGCGCCGGCTTTGTCGAAAAGCCGTCCGTCCGCCACATTCACGATCCGTTCTGGAAAGAATCCGAGTCTGCACCGGCGTGGGCGAAGTGGGGTGCCTTCGATCTCCACCCAGACACGGCGGCACTCAAGGAACTCCGTGCCTTCCTCACGAAGAAGAAGATCGATGACTGCCGTGGGAACAAGAAGCCGGTTGAGGCATAAATGGACCCAACAATGGATATGTCCCCGCCAGACAGCGAGGGCCTGGCTGAACTGCCGGACGAGGACGTCGGCCCCAAAAGGATGGAGGACGCCCTCCGCTCCATAACCGCTTCGTGGCTGAGCAAGTTGAAGCAGGCCGAGAAGCACAAGAAGATGTTCGCGGCCGACGCCAAGGAGGCAATGAACTTCTTCGACGGTGCCGGAGACTGGTTCTGGAGCGAGAAGAACAGCCCCGACCAGGGGAACGCAAAGGTCGCTCCGCCGTCGTTTCGCATGGTGGTGAACAAGGTCTTCGAGGCAGTCAAGCTCTTTGGCTCCGTGATTTACGCCCGAAATCCAGTGCGGACGGTCACTCCGAAGGCGTTCCCGGTCATTCCGCCATCAAGCCTTGGCATTGACCTTTCGCAGCCGCCAGAGATGGACCCGATGACGGGGGAGCCGGTGCCCGACCCGAGGATTCAGGCGTTCATGGAGGCATCCCGGCAGGTTGGCCTGCTCGAAGAAGACCGCAGGACGGTTGCCAGCCTTGTCGAGCATTACCTGAACTACACCCCGGTTGAGCTGAATCTGAAGGAAAACTCCCGCCAAGTCGTGGACGAGGCGATCATCAAGGGCATGGGGTGCTGGTGGACCGAGCTTGTCGAAATGCCATCAGATGACGGCGAAGGGTACGGCATGATCGGGTCATTCCACGACACCGTGGATCACCTCCTCATGGACCCGGACGCCGACAAGCAGGAAGACCTTCTATGGATTGCCAAGCGGTGCATTCATCCAGTCGATGAAGTTTCTGCCAGGTACGGGCTGGAAAGAGAGAAGCTCAAGGGTCACTTGGAAAGCAATGACTCGCAGAGCCAGTCCGGAGATTCGGGCTATCAGTCGAAGAAGCGGGCCGGCAAGACAAACGACCTCATCTCGTACTGGAAGATTTACAGCAAGACTGGCTTTGGCCACACGCTCAAAGGGGCTCCCAAAGAGTTCCGTGAAATGTTCGATAGTCTAGGCCAAAACTGCTATATCGTGGTGGCCGAAGGCGTGGACTTTCCGCTGAACGTGAGCAAGGAGGTCGCCATGGCCCCTCCCGGAGAGGATGGCGTCCCTCAGGAAGTTTTCACTCAGACCAGGTGGCCGATCCCGTTCTATGCGGACATCAATGGCTGGCCGTGCACGTTCCTTCAGTTTCATCGCAAGCCAAACAACATCTGGCCGATCAGCCACTTGAAGCCGGGCATGGCGGAACTCAAGTTCATCAACTGGGCGATGTCCTTCCTGGCGACACGAGTGATGACCTCGTGCAACACTGTCGTTGGCGTTGCGAAAGCGGCCGGCGATGACATCAAGTCAAGCCTGCTCAAGTCCCAGGAAAACGGATTCAGTTTCCTGGAAATCTCCGAGACGCTCGGGCGGCCGCTGAATGACCTGGTGCATGTCTTCACCCTTCCGGAACTGTCCCCTGAGATATGGAAAATCCTGCAAGAAGTGACAGTGCAGCTGGAGAAGCGGCTTGGCCTGACTGAACTCGTCTACGGAATGACTCGGTCCCAGTTCCGGTCGGCCGCAGAGGCACAGGTCAAGAGCGAACAGATAAGCGTCCGCCCAGACGACATGGCCAACGTCCTTGAAGATGCCATGACAGAGCTTTCTCGCAAGGAGGCAATGGCAGCCAAGTGGCTCCTTCAAGGCAAGGACTTGAAGAATGTGTTCGGTCCTCTCGGCCTGATCGTGTGGGAGCAGAAGGTCAAAAGCCTCAAGCTCAACGAGGTGGCCAGGGAGTTCGACTACCGCATTGAGGCAGGTTCCGCCCGCAAGCCGAACAAGGCAAGCAAGGTTGAGCAGATGCAGATGGCGATACAGACCCTTGGGCCAGTCCTCCAGCAGGTTGCTGGTGCTGGTCAGGTTGAACCGCTCAATGCTCTTCTGTCTGACTGGTGCAAGTCGCTCGACATCGAACCAGGTCCGTACATGATCCAGCCCCCGCCGCCTGCGCCTCCGCAGCTGCCCCCCGCTGATACCCCTCCAGGAAGTGGTGGGCCGCAGGGCGAGCCAGGCGGTGGGGGTCCTCTCCCTCCTCAGGACCAGGGACCACCCCCTGAAGAGCCGCCTCCTGAAGGTTCTCCGCCCGCAGTCCAGCCAGACCAGATTCCAATGGAGCTTCAGCCATGATCGCACTTCCATGGGAGATTGAGGCATGTCCGCGAGACATTCAGGCCCACTACACGAAGATGATCGAGAACGGCCAGACGGAGAACTTCGCGATCATGATATGTCTCCAGCAGCCTCCTGGGACATCCGGGACGGACAGGACCTTCATGGAAGGGAAGATGGCTGGCGGCTGGATAGACGAGCTGCCGAAGTTCCAGGCGAAGTGGCTCATCAAGGAAGCAAAGGCGGCTGGCATCAATCCGGCTGGCAAGTTCTACATGTCAGGCCTGGCAGACAAGAGAGGCCACACGGACCCGGAAGCCTGGGTCAGTGGGGTGGATGACGTAAAGCGAGTAGCCCTGAAGCGGGGGCTTTCTGTCAGGGGAGCGATCAATATCGAGGGACCGGAGGTGCTTCCTCCCAAGCGAGTAGCCTTGGCCAAGGACATTGAGCGGGAATTGGTCAAGGAAGAGACCAAGAGGAGTCCCGGCCTGCCGAAAAGAGACGTGGTCGAGCGGGTTCGCCAAAAGAACGCCCCCAGGTGGAAGCGCAAGAGTACATAAACCAGGCAGGAGAACAAGAATGAGCAAGGCAGAACGCAGTCAAGGAATCACCTCAACCCTGGACCTTACGAACTCGGCAGCTACGTCTGCCAAGATTCCGTTCGGTCCAGCATCGGGCGGAAACGTCGTGATCGACACCCTGGTCACGGGCGTGTCAATCACCTGGCACGCGGCCATGAACTCGACCGACACTCCCGGACGGGTCTACGACGCTGGCGGAACCATCCTGGCTGCCGTGACTGTTGCGGCCACTGGCTTCTACCCGATCCCGGACGCCTGCTTCGGCTGTCCATTCGTTGTCCCGGTCCTGAATGCAGGCACCGCCACCATCCGTGCCAGCCTCAAGGGTTGAATCCATGCCGCTCGACCGCTCCGTAGAATCGATTGTCCGCACGAAAACCGCCTCCGAGTGGACCACTGAAGACCCATTCCTGTCCAGGCGAGACCTCTGCATTGAGAGCGACACTGGGCGAATGAAGGTTGGCGAGGGCGCCCTCTGGTCCGCCACCGGCTACAAGATCGACCCGGCTGGCCTGCCGTCCACGGCGCGAGTGCAGGTCCAGACCTTCTCGGCTACTGTCGTGGCCAATGCCCTGCTTTACGACATCATCAACTGCACGCTCACGGGGGCCACTCAAATTCAGGCCCCGACCGGTGGTGTGGACGGCCAGACGATTCGCTGGCGGATCACTCAAGACGCCACTGGCTCTCGTGCAGTGACGATGGTCGCCGGGCTGGTAATCCCAGCCTCGGGGTCCAATCCGCTCCCGTGGTCCACGGCCGCCGGAGCCACTGACACTCTCGCTGCGACCTATCACGCCTCGCTCAACAGGTGGGATGTCGTCGCATTCGTTCCCGGCCAAGGAGTCTGAGTAAGATGGCAACCCTGTACTTCAACGCTGCCGTCAACACCAACTGGGACACAAACGGCAATTGGTGGACCGACGAGGCCGCCACAGAGCCAGGCAACAAGCCGACATCCGCGGATAGCGCCGTCATCCTGGCATCGGTGGCGAGCAACAGCGGTGGTAACCCGACGATTATCAACCTGACGGTTGCCACGAACGGCGTCACCGTTGCCGGCGTGACGATGACCGTGACGGGGGTGGCTGCGTTCTCGGGCTCGTCGAGCAACAACGGCACCATCACGGGCGACTGCACGTTCTCGGGCTCGTCGAGCAACAACGGCACCATCACGGGCGACTGCACGTTCTCGGGCACGTCGTACAACAACAACAACTCCATCATCACCGGCAACGCGACATTCACAGGCACGTCATACATCGGCACCGGCGGCACCATCACCGGCACCGTCCGCATGTCCACCCTGTCGGCCGCCAAGACAATCCAGACAGGACTCCTAGCCGACAGCTCAGTCTCCACCACCGTGCCGAACGGGATCAACGGCTCCTCGATCCTGGGGTTGCCATGAGCCTGTCCCCCCGGCTACTGCGACCATGGCCGACTGACCACCCGGAAGCGTTGGCGAAATAAGAGAGGTGTG